AAAGATATCAGCAAACTCTACATCATCATCTGCTGTTCGTGGTGGATCTTACAACGTCATATTCCTTGATGAGTTCGCTTTCATCCCGAATCACATTGCTGACGATTTCTTTGCCTCTGTTTATCCTACTATTACATCAGGACAATCCACTAAGGTTATTATAGTATCTACCCCAAGGGGTATGAATCATTTCTATCGTATGTGGCACGATAGTGAAAGGGGTAAAAGTGAATATGTTCCTACTGATGTTCATTGGAGTGAAGTTCCTGGTAGGGATGCTGTTTGGAAAGAGCAAACAATTGCCAACACATCAGAACAACAATTCAAAATTGAGTTTGAGTGTGAATTCTTAGGATCTGTTAATACTCTCATTAGTGCGACAAAACTTAAAAATCTTGTATTTGAACCACCAATCAAAAAGAATGCTGGATTGGATATCTATGAAAATCCAGTTAAAGAGCATAATTATATAATCACTGTTGACGTTGCAAGAGGATTGGGAAACGACTATTCTGCATTTATTGTTTTTGATACTACAGAGTTTCCATATAGGGTAGTTGCCAAATATAGGAATAATGAAGTAAAACCGATGCTATTCCCCAATATTATACTTGACGTTGCAAAAGGATATAATCAAGCATACTTATTAATAGAAGTTAATGATATAGGAGATCAAGTAGCAAGTATTCTTCAGTATGATCTTGAGTATGAAAATTTGTTAATGGCTTCTATGAGAGGAAGAAATGGTCAAATAGTCGGACAAGGATTTTCGGGTAAGAAGACTCAACTTGGTGTAAGAACTACTGCAGCAGTTAAAAAGTTAGGATGCTCCAATCTTAAGACAATGATGGAGGATGATAAACTTTTAACATGTGATTATGAAATTATTTCAGAATTAACAACATTTGCACAAAAACATAATTCGTTTGAGGCAGAGGAAGGATGTAATGATGATTTAGCAATGTGTCTTGTTATATTTGCATGGTTAGTTGCACAGGATTATTTTAAAGAGATGTCAGATAATGACATTAGAAAAAGAATTTATGAAGAACAAAAAAATCAAATAGAACAAGATATGGCACCTTTTGGATTCATATCTGATGGATTTGAAGACATGGATAGTTTTGTGGACAAAGATGGTGATAGGTGGCATACTGATGAATATGGAGATAGATCCTACATGTGGGACTATATGTGATAAAAAATTACATGTAAAAAAGATAATTTAATAAATATTTCTAGATAAATTTGGACTGCGAGGGAAAAACAAGATGCCTTTAAATTTAGCATCTCCTGGAATTTTGGTAAGGGAAGTAGACTTAACCTTAGGAAGAGTCGATCCTACTACCGATAAAATAGGTGGAATAGTAGGGCCTTTTGCACAAGGTCCAGTTGGAGAACCAACACTGATTGCCAACGAAAACGAATTACTTAACGTATTTGGACAACCATATGACGTAGATAAGCATTATGAGACTTGGTTGACCGCATCATCATATTTGGCATATGGTGGACAATTAAATGTTATTAGAGCAGATGATCAGGGTCTTTATAACGGAACTGTCGGTGCTGCTACCAGTGTGAAAATTAAGAGTGTAGATCATTATGAAGAATTGGGATATGATATTAACACTTATACTGGAGCAACTCTAGTTGCACGAAATCCTGGAAGTTGGTCAAACGGAATTAAGATTGGTATAATTGATGGTAGAGCAGATCAGACTCTGACCATGAATACCACTCAGGTTCAGACTTTTGTTCCAGTTGTTTCAAATGAAGAAGGTACCATAGTAGGTTCTGCAAACACAATAGGAATTAGTACAACATCAGTCGTAGTTGGACAAGTGGTAATATGTGATGTTACTGGTGTTCTTAGTGAAGGAACAACAGTAACATCTATTGGTGTTGGTACTATTACAATTAGCGGTACTTCCAATTTTGGAGTAAGTGTCACCACAACATTCGACTTTGGTAATAATAGTGCTAAAGTAACTGCACCAGCAGTTGGATATGGACTTACACAAGCAGTCCCTGATAATCTAGTGGTTTCCAAGTCAGGAACAACTGGTGCTGGTAAAACTGAAGTTATTGATGGATATATTAAAGGTGTTATTACTAAAGTTAACAGTGGTTCTGTAGAAGCTAAAGTGATAAGTCACGTTTCTGCTGCAGGAACTGAGAGTGTACAAGATTATAATAATATCTACAAGTTTAATAAAGATGTTGCAGTTGCCATTCATACTAATGGTCAATCTACTTCTTATGGAACTACTTCTGTCACTGCAGTCGCTGACTGGTTTGACGCACAAGAACTTGAGATCTCTACTGCAACTGTTGGAACTGGAACAGCCACTAATACAATTAAGTGGAATGTTCTATCAGAGCGTCCTACTACATCAGAGTATGCATCTGCAAGAGGTTCAAGATTTGATGAATTGCATATTGTTGTAATTGATGCAAAAGGAACAATTAGTGGTAATGCAGGAACAGTCCTTGAAAAGCATTTAAATCTTTCTAAGGCAAAGGATGCAACATTCTCAGTAGGTTCACCTTCTTATTGGAGACAGTATCTACAAAATAATTCAGAGTACATTTACGGAACCAGTGCACCAACTGGAATTGTAACAACTGGATTTAGTTCAGGATTTACTCTTGCTAAAGATACTGGATGGGATCAAGATGCAGAAGGTATTATTTTCGATTCTATCGGATCATATAATCAAACCATTGCAGATGGTAAAAACTATGCTGGTGTTTCTACTATAACAGATACTGGAGCACTTGATTGTGGATTAGATGATCTAGTAGGAGGTTATACACTCTTCGAAAATGATACTGCTGTTGATGTAGATTTCCTTCTAATGGGATCTGCTAAAGGTGATGAGTATGCTGCAAGAGCACTTGCAACTAAATTGATTTCAGTTGCAGAATTAAGAAAGGATGCAGTCGCATTTATTTCTCCTTATAGAGGAGCAATGATTTCTGATAGTTCTGAGCAAGATGCAGTACAAGTATTGAGTGATGCTGACATTACAGATAATGTTATTAATTACTATGAACCTATGACTTCTTCATCATATGCCGTATTCGATAGTGGATACAAGTATATGTTTGATAGATTCGCAGGTGCATTTAGATATATTCCTCTAAATGGTGATATTGCTGGACTTTGTGCCAGAACTGATATTAATCAGTTCCCTTGGTTCTCACCAGCAGGAACTGCAAGAGGAGCAATCCAAAATGCAATCAAACTTGCATATAATCCTACTAAGGAACAAAGAGATCGTCTTTATTCTGCAAGAGTTAATCCTGTAATCTTCTCACCAGGATCTGGAATAATCCTATTCGGTGATAAGACAGGATTTGCTAAGGCATCCGCATTCGATAGAATCAATGTTCGTAGATTGTTTATCTTCTTAGAAGATGCAATATCTGCAGCAGCAAAAGATCAACTCTTTGAGTTTAACGATGAGATCACAAGAACTAACTTTGTGAACATTGTCGAACCTTTCCTACGTGACGTTCAGGCTAAGCGAGGAATTCAGGATTATGTTGTTATTTGTGATGAAACAAATAACACTGGTGCTATAATTGACGCAAATGAGTTCATTGCGGATATATACATTAAGCCTGCAAGGTCAATCAACTTCATTGGTCTTACATTCGTTGCCACTAGAACTGGCGTTTCATTTGATGAAGTAATCGGTAACGTTTAATTAATTAAGAGGTCCAAAAACAATGCCAAGTAGAGTTCAACAGAACAGTATTCCACTAAGGAAGATCAGTGACTTTAAAAGTAAGTTAACTGGTGGTGGAGCTAGGCCGAATCTCTTTGAGGTGGAACTAGCATTTCCTGCAGCAGTTGCAATAGAGAATGATGTCTTACAAAAATCTAGGTTTTTGGTTAAGGCAGCAGCACTCCCATCATCAACAGTTGCTCCAATCGAAATTCCGTTCAGAGGTCGTATTTTAAAGATCGCTGGTGACAGAACATTCGAAACATGGACAATCACCGTTATTAACGATACTGATTTTGTCATTCGTTCTGCTTTCGAAAAGTGGATGAATGTAATCAACAAGTTAGATGATGGAAGCGGATTGCAAAATCCTGATGAATATCAGAAAGATGCAATGGTTCATCAATTAGATCGTGATGCTGGAATCCTAAGATCTTATAAGTTCTGGGATATATTTCCAACTAATCTATCTACTATTGATCTGAATTATGAAACCACCGATACTCTAGAAGAGTTTACAGTGGAAATGCAAGTTCACTGGTGGGAAGCATATAAAGGTACTTCATCTGCGGCTGGCGGTGAAAATATCGGATAAATATGTTATAATAGTAAATAAACACGGATTATAATATGGCCAGGTTATTTGGTTTTTCACTTGACAAGAAGGAAAAGAATCCTTCCGTAATATCCCCCGTTCCTCAAAATAATGAGGACGGGGTTGATAATTATATTACTAGTGGATTTTACGGATCTTATGTAGACATCGAAGGTGTTTATAGAACTGAATCCGATTTAATAAAAAGATATCGTGAAATGGCATTACACCCAGAGTGTGATGGTGCCATTGAGGATGTAATAAATGAAGCAATTGTTAGTGATCTTTATGACACTCCAATTGAGATTGAGCTTTCAAATTTAAATGCAAGTGATAAACTAAAAAAAGCAATCAGGCAAGAATTCAAAACCATTAAAGATATAATGGATTTTGATAAAAAATCTCATGAAATATTAAGAAATTGGTATGTAGATGGTAGATTATATTATTTTAAGGCAATTGATGTAAAGAAACCAGAAGAGGGTATAAAAGAAATAAGATATATTGATCCTATGAAGATGCGTTATGTGCGTCAGGAAAAGAAGAATAAAAATGATCGCATGTCAATGCAATCAAATACAAATAATCAAACACCCGAAAAAGTAATAACACCTGAAATTGAAGAGTATTTTATATACACCCCAACTCCAGCATACCCATCTAGTTCGATAACAAGTGGTGGTGGAACCAAAGGTGTTAGAATTGCAAAAGATTCTATTACATATGTAACCTCTGGTCTTGTAGATAGAAATAAAGGAAATGTCCTTTCATATCTTCATAAGGCAATTAAGGCCCTTAATCAACTTAGAATGATTGAGGATAGTCTTGTTATCTACAGATTATCAAGAGCACCAGAAAGAAGAATATTCTACATTGATGTTGGTAATCTTCCAAAGGTAAAAGCAGAACAATATCTTCGTGATGTTATGATGCGTTATCGTAACAAGTTAGTATATGATGCTAACACTGGTGAAGTTAGAGATGACAGAAAGTTCATGTCTATGATGGAAGATTTCTGGTTACCACGTAGAGAAGGTGGTAGAGGAACTGAAATCACAACACTTCCAGGTGGACAAAA